GTTTATAAGAGTCTACAAGGTTTACACTTTCCTTTGGTGTTCATTCTTCTCCTTTCAATGAAACATGCCCCTATGCTTTTCATTGTGAAGCCATATATACCTCCTAAATATTTGGTTTACTCACTCCCTTGTAGGCTCCTATAAGCATCGCTTTGTGAAATAGGCATGTTGTTAGGAGGATAAATATGGCTAAGAGACAAAGTGGTTCGGAGAAAAAAAGCAATGGTCTTATGCGGCCGGGGCTTACTCCAGAATCAAGGGAAAATCAAATGATCGCACTAGCAGTTGACCAGGCTGAGAGGCAGCTTCGAGAGGGGACTGCATCTCCGTCCGTGCTGGTGCATTATCTTAAACTCGGTACAACAAAGATGCAGCTCGAAAAAGATATTTTGGTTGAGCAGCGTAAACTCATTCAGGCAAAGACAAAAGCAGCAGAATCCACCGTGACAATGGAAGCCGCTCTGAATGATGCCATGAATGCCCTGCGAAAGTACCAAGGAACTGCGGTGGACGATGATGATTCGGACCTATAGTGACCTAAAATGCTTAAAGACCTGGGAAGAACGCATCAAATACTTGAAACTTGATGGCGTAGTCGGGGGCGAAACATTTGGGTTCGATCGATATTTGAACCAAATGTTTTATAGATCCGTTGAATGGAAACGAGCTCGTAGAGATATTATCATCCGGGACAATGGAACTGATCTTGGAATTGATGACCGAGAGATTGTCGGGAAAATTTATGTTCATCATATGAATCCATTAGAAGTCAAAGACATTGTTGACTCGACCGACTATCTTTTGAATCCTGAATTTCTAATTTGCTGCTCCAAAGGAACCCATAATTACATACATTATGGCATAGTACCGAATATGCCCAAGATCGTTACTGAACGGTCTCCGTTCGACACAGCACCCTGGAGGAAACTAAAATGAATGAAACGGATAGCATTCTTGGCACAGTAAAAAAGATAGCTGGGAATATGGCTCCTGAATATGAGTATTTCGATATGGATCTTTTGGTTTTTACCAATTCCACTTTGGCAATTCTCACACAGCTTGGCGTCGGGCCAGATAAGGGGTTTCTTGTAAATGATTCTTCTTCAACTTGGAATGATTTTATCGGCGAGGGAGATAAGAATGTCCTATTTGGCTTGGTAAAGTCTTACGTTCCCTTGAAAGTTAGGCAGAAATTTGACCCGGCGACTTCGACTATCGTTTCTAATTCTCTTGACGCTTGCATTGCTGAGTTGGAATGGAGAATTAGAGAGGCTGCTGAGGATTTGAAAGCTGAAAAATAAAGAGGTGATGTGAATGTGGACATATGCGTGCCCGGTAAGGCCGGACGAACTTTACCACCATGGCGTTCGGGGAATGAAATGGGGAATTCGCCGATTCCAGAATTCTGATGGCACCTTGACCGCAGCTGGAAAGAAACGTCTTTCCAAACTTGAGGGGCAGGAGGCTAAACTGGCGGAAAAGAAAGCTGCTGTTACTGGAGGTAAGAGTGCGTCTTCTTCTAAAGCCGGAGTTACGAAAAAGAAATCTGTCAAAGATATGACCAATGAAGAATTAGAAACCGCAAATCGGCGTATGGCGTTGGAGCTTAACTACAAGACTCAATATAGCAAATTAAACCCTGAGAAAGTAAGTGTTGGGAAAAAGTTTGTAGACAAATTTGCTGAAAAAACGCTTGACAGTGTTGCCACTGGTGCTGCTAATGCTGTTGGAAATGCTGTGGGGAAAAAGCTCGGTGCGACTTTTGATAAAATCCTTGATTCTTCAGTTGATAAGAAGGGTATCCAAGATGCTATCAAATCTGCAAAATCAGATAAATCGTCTAAAGATAAAAGCAAGCAGGAGAAAAGCGTTGGCGAGGAAATCGTTAAAAATATTATGTCCAAAGAACCTTCGTCTGTTTTCGATATGTCCTCCGATGAACTCCAGAAACGAGTTGATCGAATGAGACTCGAAGAAACTTACGAAGACTTGTATAAGAAATACAAGGACAAGCACGCAAGTTGATTGGAGAATTATAATGTCATTGTCAAATACTGCCGTCCCAAAATATTATGGGGAATTTCGGGAAGCGGTAATTCGAGGAGAGATCCCCGTAAACCGAGAGGTTTCTTTGGAGATGAATAGAATTGATGCCCTGATTGACAATCCCGGAATCTACTACGACGATGCTGCTGTTGAGGGATGGATTGCATACTGCGAGGGAGAACTTACCTTAACTGATGGTTCGGACGTTAATATGCTCGAATCTTTCAAGCTTTGGGGCGAGCAGGTATTTGGATGGTATTATTTCATCGACCGAAATGTCTGGGTTCGTGACGATGGCGACAGTCATGGTCACTACGAAATGCGCCGTATGCGAAAACGCCTTATCAACAAACAGTATTTGATTGTTGGCCGAGGTGCTGCTAAATCGCTTTACGCAGAATTCATCCAGGCGTATTTCCTCAATGTTGACACATCGACCACACATCAGATTACCACGGCACCAACGATGAAGCTTGCTGAGGAGGTAATGTCTCCATTTCGCACGGCTATTACTCGGGCAAGAGGGCCACTATTTAAGCTTTTGACTTTTGGGTCATTGCAAAACACGACAGGCTCTAAGGCTAACCGATGTAAGCTGGCCGCTACCAAGAAAGGTATTGAAAACTTCCTTACCGGGTCGTTGCTTGAAATTCGTGCAATGTCTATTGCAAAGCTTCAGGGTTTGCGGTGCAAGATTGCTACCGTGGACGAATGGCTTTCCGGTGACATTCGAGAGGACTGCATCGGTGCAATCGAGCAGGGTGCCTCCAAACTGGACGACTATCTGATTGTGGCTACCAGCTCTGAGGGTACGGTTCGTAACGGAGCTGGTGATACAATCAAAATGGAGTTAATGAATATTCTCAACGGGGAATATCCCAATATTCATGTCTCTATTTGGTGGTATAAGCTTGATTCCATTGATGAAGTAGCTGATCCTGATATGTGGCTGAAGGCAAACCCTAATATAGGAAAGACAGTTACATATGAGACATATCAGTTAGATGTTGAACGTGCAGAGAAAGCTCCTGCTGCAAGGAACGACATACTGGCGAAACGATTTGGTATACCTATGGAGGGGTATACCTATTATTTTACCTATGAAGAAACCTTGCCGCATAACAAACAGAGCTTTCAAGATATGCCTTGTGCTATGGGCATCGATTTGTCTCAAGGTGATGACTTCTGTGCGTTCACATTCTTGTTCCCCCTCCGTAATGGGTGTTTTGGAATCAAGACCAGAAGCTACATTTCTTCGCTTACATTCAATAATTTGGCGCCTGCTATGCGGTTCAAATACCAGGAGTTCATTGACGAAGGTAGTTTGGCGGTTCTCGAAGGTGCCATTATTGACTTGGAAGAAGTTTATGATGACCTGGAAGTATTTCTCGATAAACAACGGTACGACGTTAGATGTGTTGGGTATGATCCATATCACGCTTCCGAGTTCATCGACCGATGGGCCAGAGAAAATGGCCCCTATGGAGTTCAAAAGGTACCTCAGGGAGTAAGAACAGAATCTGTTCCGCTTGGTGAGCTAAAGAAACTGTCTGAGGAACGTATGCTGTTGTTTGATGAGCAGTTGATGATGTTCTGTATGGGCAACTGCATTGTTATGGAAGATACTAACGGCAATAGAAAGCTTCTTAAGAAGCGATATGAAGAAAAGATCGACAATGTTTCTGCAATGATGGACGCATTGGTTGCTTACAAGGATCATAAGGAGGAATTTGAATGAGGGATGCGATCGCATGGCCGTGAATCTACCAAATCGTCTTAGACATGCGTGGAGCGCATTCATGAATAAGGACCCCACTATTCGGCGAGTCTACTACGGTTCGTTCGGCGGGAATTATAGTCGAAATCGATTGACTAGAGGTAATACTCAGTCGATTATTAACCCGCTATACAACCGAATCGCTATCGATTGTAGCCAGGTTTCTATTATGCACGTGAGAACCGATGATAAGGGTCGTTATCTGGAACAGATGGATAGTAAACTAAATAATTGTCTTACTCTTGATCCGAATATTGATCAAACCAGCCGCGCCTTTGTTCAGGACGCGGTTCTTTCTTTGCTTGACAAAGGTGTTATTGCAATTGTTCCGGTTCGCGCTACTTCTGACCCAGAGCTTTCTGAAGCATATGACGTTGAACAGCTTCGTGTCGGAGAGATAACCGATTGGTATCCAGATGCCGTTCGAATTTCGCTTTACAACGAGAGCACCGGAAAACGTGAAGAAATCGTTATGCTTAAGAAGGCTGTGGCAATTGTCGAAAATCCATTTTATTCAGTTATGAACGAATCGAATTCTCTTGCACAGCGGCTTATTCGCAAACTGAACCTTTTGGATGCAGTTGACGAACAGAGCTGTTCCGGCAAACTTGATTTGATCATACAGCTTCCGTATGCTACCAAAACGGAACTTCGGAAACAGCAAGCTGAGCGCCGGAGAACTGAACTGGAACAGCAATTAGCCGGGTCGAAGTATGGTGTTGCTTACGCTGACGGTACTGAGAAAATTGTGCAGTTGAATCGTTCGGTGGAAAATAATCTGCTATCTACTGTCGAATATCTTACGAGCATGCTTTATAGCCAGTTGGGAATGACACAGGGGATATTGGATGGGTCTGCCGATGAACAGACGCTGCTTAATTATCACAGCCGTCTTATTGAGCCAATTATTTCTGCTATTGCGGATGAGATAAAACGTAAGTTTTTATCCAAAACCGCTCGCAGCCAGAATCAGTCCATTATGTTCTTCCGTGATCCGTTCAAGTTGGTACCCGTGTCCCAGATTGCCGAGATCGGTGATAAAATGACCCGAAATGAGATCATGACTTCTAATGAGATTAGACAGGTCATTGGGTTGCAGCCTTCCCTTGATCCTGGAGCTGATGAACTGCGTAATAAGAATCTATCCCAGTCGAAGGATGAACTGGAGGCGCAGAAAGCGCCAAATACCGAAATAAGCGACAAGAAGGAGGAAAATCAAAATGCCTGAAACTTATGATTTTCAGGGCAGAGCTACCGCCTACAATGTGCGCTGTACGGATGGTCGAACTATTTTGCCGAATGCATTTAAGGATTGCACCGGTAAGACGGTTCCGCTTGTCTGGAATCACCAGCATAATTCCGTAGGAAACGTTCTCGGTCATGCTCTACTTGAAAACCGAGATGACGGCGTATATGCGTATGGCAAGTTTAATAACACCGAAGATGGTCAAGCTGCAAAAGAGCTTGTCCGTAATGGCGATATTAAGGCGCTGTCAATTTATGCGAACCATCTCAAAGAATCCGCGCATAACGTTATGCACGGTGCTATTCGGGAGCTGAGCCTGGTACTTGCTGGGGCAAATCCCGAAGCATACATCGAATCTGTAATGTGTCATGACGATGAAAGCCTTGAATCGGCAATGTTCTGGGCAGTCGGTTCGACTATTCAGGCTGGCCCGATTGAGGTCGAAACTTCTGCTGAGATTTCTCATGGGGACGACCCGGAGAATACCGAGGTAGAGGAAGTCCAGACTGAAACTTCCAATAATGAATCCGATCATGCGGACACCTCTGATGGTGAGCTTGATCATGCAGATTCCGATGAAAACAAAAACGATAAAACCATCGGCGACATTGTCAAGACCATGAATGAGGAACAGAAAAACGCTATGTATTATCTGATCGCGAAGGCTAAAGATGATGACACTGATGACAACACCGACAGTGAAAAAGGAGGAGACGAATCCATGTCCCACAACGTTTTCGAGAAAAATGAAAATTCTACGCAGGGCGGCGTTCTTTCTCATGCCGAGATCGATACCATTTTCAAGGATGCCAAGCGTGCCGGTAGTCTGAGAGAGGGTGTTCTCGCCCATGCCGAGGAGTACGGCATTACCAATATCGACTACCTGTTCCCCGAAGCAAAGTCCCTTACCACTACCCCCGAGTTCATCAAGCGTGATACCGGTTGGGTGTCCAAGGTTATGAATGCCGTAGGCCACACTCCCTTCTCTCGCATCAAGACCGTATTTGCCGATATCACCGAAGATGAAGCTCGTGCAAAGGGTTACCTGAAGGGCAAGCTGAAGAAGGAGGAAGTATTCTCCCTGCTGAAGCGCAGTACCGCGCCCACTACGATCTATAAGAAGCAGAAAATCGACCGGGATGATGTGATCGATATCGTTGACTTTGATGTCGTGGCCTGGATCAAGGCTGAGATGCGCATGATGCTGGACGAGGAAATCGCTCGTGCAATTCTGCTGGGTGACGGCCGTCTTGCTTCCAGCGATGACAAGATCGACGAGAACTGCATTCGCCCCGTTGCAAAGGATGCTGAGCTGTACTCCATTCACAAGACCGTGGATGTTGCAAACGGCGCAACTGACGAGGCCAAGGCCAAACAGTTCATTCGTACTGTGATTAAGTCCCGTAAGGATTACAAGGGTTCTGGCAACCCCACTCTGTACATTACTGAGGATCTGCTGGCAGATATGCTGCTGCTGGAGGATGGCATCGGGCATCTGATGTATGCTTCTGAGGCTCAGCTGGCAACTACTCTGCGCGTAAAGGAGATCATCACCATTCCTGTAATGGAAGGTCAGACCGGTGTCAATGAGAAACCTCTGGTTGGTATTCTTGTTAATCTTGCTGATTACAAGGTTGGCGCTGATAAGGGTGGCTCCGTCAATATGTTTGATGATTTCGACATTGATTACAACCAGCAGAAGTATCTGATCGAGACCAGAGCATCCGGCGCACTGGTCAAGCCCTACTCCGCAATCACGTACGAGATGAACGTGGCCGCGGCTTAATTTTTTGCCAGCGGATTAGGGACAACTAACTATAACAATGTAAAGGAGAGATTCTCATGACCAAGGTATTTGAAGATGCCAATGACCAGCATGTTCGCAATGTGATCTTCTATGGCAAGGCGGCCGACCACAAGCTGTATCGAGAGGCAGATTACACCACTCAGATTACCGCAGCCGAGCTCGAGGATACGTTTAAGAAGGGCGCGTGCCTCGTGTTCGACGGAACCAATTATCTTGTACCCGTGGCTTTTGCGGCGGGCAAGGTAACCACTATGTCCGGCACCACTTCCGTAACCGGAACTGAGTGGGCGGCCAAGGCAGAGGAGTAATTCAAAATGGCAAGATTCGCTGGAGTGATCGGGTTTGAGGAGACTGCTGAGACTTCGCCTGGGGTCTATTCCGAGAACATAGTGGAGCGTCTCTACTATGGCGATGTTGTGAAAAACTATCGTCGACTCGAAAACTCCGGCGAAGTTAACGACAATGTGACTTTGTCGAATGAAATCAGTGTGGTCTGTGACGAGTATGCGTATCGGAATTACGCATCGGCGCGATATGTTGAGTTTATGGGTGCTAAATGGAAAATCACTTCCATTTCGGTTCAGCACCCGAGGCTGGTATTAATCGTTGGAGGAATCTATAATGCATGATCGAATTGAGCTTCAGCAAATTCTTGAAGACATTTTAGGCTCCCGAAATGTTTATTTCCAGCCTCCGGCATTGGTGAAGATGGCGTACCCGGCAATCGTTTATGAATTGTCGGATATTGAAAATGAGCATGCCGATAATGCACCGTATGTACAGCGAACGAGATACTCGATAACCGTGATAGATAAAGATCCGGACAGCCGCATTCCTTTTGCTATTTCGAAACTCCCCACATGCTCTTTTGACAGAGCATATAAATCAGACAATCTAAATCACTACGTACTGAATTTGTACTATTAAGGAGGCTAAGCTACTATGGCATCTAAAGCTCTTGTATGGGACCAGATTGGTGAACGCGAGTATGAAACTGGTGTATCCAAAACGGTCCTTTACCCTTATAACAGCACTGCCAAGGACTATGGCGTCGGTGTTGCCTGGAGCGGTGTAACCGCTGTTAATGAATCCCCCGAAGGTGCAGAAGCAACCGACATGTATGCGGACGATATTAAGTATCTGTCCCTGATGTCCGCTGAGACTTTCAAGTGCACCATTGAGGCATATACATATCCCAAGGAGTTCGAGGAGTGCGATGGGTCCGCAGAGATTGCGCCCGGCGTAACCGTTGGCCAGCAGAACAGAAAGACCTTTGGCCTGTGTTATCGGACTGCTGTCGGCAATGATACCGAGGGTACTGACTATGGCTACAAGATCCACCTCGTGTATGGTGGTAAAGCAAGTCCTTCCGAGAAGGATTATTCTACTGTCAATGACAGCCCCGAGGCTTCTACCTTCAGCTGGGAGGTTAACACGACCCCGCTTCCTGCATTCGAAGTGAACGGAAAGAAGTTCAAGGCGACCGCTTCTCTTACCGTTAACACCGCTCGGATGAGCGAGGAACAGAAGGCACATCTGACCGATCTCGAAACCTATCTCTATGGTGGAGAGAATACTGACCCCAAGCTCCCCACCCCGGTTCAGGTGTACAATCTTATCAACACTGGTAAGGTTGATGGCGGCATTGGCGGTTAATTGATTTATATGAGCCGTATTCAGGGAAGCTGGCGGCTCATTTTTTAATTGAAAGGAGAAAACAGCATGCTTCCTAAGACTATTACTTACACCGACTATAACGGTGTCGAACGTACTGAGACTTTTTATTTTAATCTCAGTAAATCTGAGCTCACACGGTGGGCTATGTCCGTAGAAGGCGGTCTGCATGAGCGTTTGCAGCGCATCATCGATGCAAAGGACAACGTGGCCGTCATGAGGGAATTCGATAATATCATCGCCAGAAGCTATGGCGTAAAGAGCGATGATGGACGTCGGTTTATGAAAAGCGAAAAAATTACCGAGGAATTTATGCAGACGCCTGCCTATGATCAGCTGTACATGGATCTCATTACCGGAGGAACTGATGTAATGTCGGCTTTTATCAACGGTATCGTTCCGATGGATCTGGTCAAAGAGGCGGATGCCGAACATAAAGCAGCTCTTTCTGTTGTGAACCCCGTTTGATTTGGTGGTGACCCATTTTGCTTAAAATTGTAGTTCCGCCTAGAGAGCTTTTCAATGAGAAAACTAATGAGTTTATGTATCTTGAAAAGCCTACGACGTTGACACTGGAGCACTCACTGGTATCAATTTCAAAATGGGAACAGAAATGGCATAAATCTTTCCTCTCCACAAAAGAGAAAACAAATGAGGAAGCAATTGATTATATACGGTGCATGACCCTTACACAGAATGTACCGCTTATTGTGTACAATTGCCTGACTACCGAAAATGTCAATGCTATAAAGGGCTATATCGATGATCCTGCAACGGCTACTACTATTCGCGAGCCAGCCTCAAGAGGTAAGGGAAAGATTATCACAAGCGAACAAATTTATAGCTGGATGTTTGCGCTCCAGATTCCAATGGAGTGTCAGAAGTGGCATATTAATCGGCTGCTAATGTTGATTAAAGTATGCGAAATCCAGCAAAATCCCAAGAAAACCAAGATGAAGATGAATCAGATGCTCGACGAACGGCGGGCTCTCAATGAGAAGCGGAAGGCGCAGCTGCATAGCAAGGGGTAATTAGAAATGATAACCATCAAGCAGAAAGGCGATTTCAAAAAACTCAATCGCTATTTAGAAAGACTGCTCAACGTTATTAAACGAGGCGAGCTCGATAAGTATGGCCGGATGGGCGTTGATGCTTTGATGGCGGCTACTCCTGTTGATACCGGAAAGACCGCGCAATCTTGGTACTATGAAGTAAAACATACAAATGGGGGCGCTTCCATTGTATTTCGAAATTCGAATGTCAATGACGGCGTCCCTATCGCTATTATTCTTCAGTTGGGCCATGGTACTGGCACAGGAGGATATGTGGCAGGTCGAGACTATATCAACCCGGCCATTCAGCCGATTTTTGACCAGATTGCGAATGATGCCTGGAAGGAGGTTACGAGTCTGTGAGTAAGACAATCGACGATAGAGTCGTCCAAATGGAATTTGACAATTCCAAGTTTGAATCAAACGTCAAGACGACTATGAGCACACTCGACAAGCTGAAACAGGCTCTTAACTTCAAAGGTGTGCAAGACGGTGCCGAGAAATCGGCGTCAAATATTTCCACGCTGGGCTCCGCGGTGCAGACCGTTGGGGCTCGTTTTTCTAGCCTTGAGGTAATCGGTATTACCGCTTTGAGCAATATCACCAATAAGGCTATCAATGCCGGTGAACAGATGCTCAAGTCCTTGACTATCGAACCAGTGAGCAGCGGCTTTTCAGAGTACGAGCTTAAAATGGATTCTATTCGAACCATTATGGCAAGTACCGGAGAAAGTCTGGCTACCGTAAATAGTTACCTGGATGAGTTGAATAAGTATTCTGATGAGACTATTTATTCGTTCAGTGACATGACTGAGAACATCGGTAAATTTACGAATGCTGGCGTAAAACTGGACAAGGCTGTCCTTGCAATCAAGGGCGTTGCAAATGAGGCTGCATTATCTGGTGCAAATGCAAATGAGGCATCTCGTGCAATGTACAACTTTGCGCAGGCTCTGTCGGCTGGATATGTAAAGTTGATCGACTGGAAGTCTATTGAGAATGCTAATATGGCAACCGTAAGCTTTAAGCAGGAGTTGCTTAATACAGCAGTTGCGCTCAAGACTGTTAAACAGCAAGCAGACGGAACTTACAAAGTCCTTACCACAAATGGCGCCGGAAAGAGTATGGATGACACCATTAGCGCTACTAAGAATTTTAATGATTCTCTTGCGTATCAGTGGATGACGACTGAGGTGCTTACAAATACTCTTGCCAATTATGCGGATACCACGACCGCAATTGGCGCAAAAGCCCAGAAAGCTGCTACAGAAGTTGCTACATTTAGCAAAGCCATTGAAACCCTTCAGGAAGCAGCTGGTTCTGGATGGGCACAGACTTGGCAGACAATTATTGGTGACAGAGAGCAGGCCACCGATCTATTTACAACAATGGTAAATGGAATCAGCGACATTATCCAGAAATCCGCAGACGCTAGAAACAATATGGCCGAAATGGTTATGAATAGCTCTTGGGAAAAGTTGTCGAAAAAGATTACTGACACCGGTATAAGTCTTGATACTTTCCAGGAGCAAGCGGCTAAAGTTGCCAAATGGCACGGTATTGACGTCGAGAAGATGATAAAGCAAGAGGGGTCTTTCGCCGCTACTCTGAAAAATGGATGGCTGAATGCCGATATTTTCAGAGAGACTTTGCTGTCTTTGATCGACGGAGTAACCGGTACGACTGGTGCAGTGCTTAGTGCGGACGAAGCTCTTACCAAGTATAGTGCATTGGTCAAGTCCATTATTCGTGGTGATTATGGTAATGGTGAGGCTCGCGTTAAAGCTTTAACCGCTGCCGGATATGATTATGCCGCCGTTCAGGCACTTGTCAATAAAGTCTGTTATGGCGGAAAGTTAACAGTCGATGATATGACTGGTAGTTTACTTCAGATGAGCGACGCTGAGCTGAAGGCTGCGGGGCTTACCGAAGATCAGGTTAAAGCGCTTCGGTCACTTGAGGTTCAGGCTAAATACTCCGGGACTTCGGTTTCTGAGTTAATTGATAGCTTGAGTAAACCAAGTGGTCGAGAACTCTTATTTAGCACGATGGAGCATTCGATCAGTGCTCTGCAAAAGACCATGGACGCTGTCCGTAATGCCTGGAAAAAGGTATTCCCGACTAGCATGGTTTCAAAAGGCCTGTATAATGCGCTTGCTGCGGTCGAGAAGTTTAGTGAGAAACTAGACTTTACCGGCGAAACTGGTAAGAAAATTACCACGACTTTCCAGGGGCTTTTCAACGTCTTGGATCTTATCCGAATGGTCGTTAGTGGCGGCGTAGGTCTCGCATTCCGTGTGCTAAAGCAGGTAATGGCGAACCTGGGTATTAACGTTCTCGATTTGGCAGCTTCAGCAGGGGAGGCTATCAGCAAATTCCATGATTGGGTCGTTGAAAATAGCTTTATCGCCGACGGTATTACGCTCGTTGCGGATGCAATTACAGACGCAATCAAAATGGTTTCAAAATGGATTGCCAAAATTAAGGAATTACCTCAGACTAGTGTTCTTGTTAGTCGAGCTATGGCGGCTATACAAAACTGTTATGCAACTGCCAAGACGTTCATGTCTGGTGCAGTTGAAAGAATTGGAGCGTTCATTGACCGCTTGAAAGCAATGGACGGTATTTCGCTCAGCAATATCCAGATCGCGCTCAAAGATTTTTGGACGAATGTTGCCAGCTATTTTCTAAATGTCAATTCGATTGAAGATAATATTAAATCTCTTTGGAATTATTTACAGACATTTATTTCCAACATTCGAGCGGGTGGAGATACTGCAAAGAATGCTATTATCGGTTTGAAGGATGCTATCCTTCAGCAGCTGTCTGTTTTCGTTGATTCGATTGGTGACAAGATCGGGATTGCTGGTGATAAGCTTGGAGATTTCGGCGATAAAATTTCCGAAGTCTTCGGGAAAGTGCAAGAATTCCTCGGTAATATTCCTTGGGGTAATGTTGCTGCTATCGCTGGTATGGCCGGTGGTTTAATCGGGGTTGTTAAGATTGTAAATAAAATCCGGGATGCGTTCGATGTGTTCGATGTCATCGGAAAGATCGTGGATGCTTACAATTTAGAAGCTCAGATTAAAAAGGTCAAGGCTTATGTTGAGCTGATCAAATCTATTAATATAACCATTCTGACTACGGCTGCTGCTGTTTGGATTGTTGTCGATGCATTGAGACGTCTTCAGGACGTGACGTTGGATAGCGACATGATAGCTAAGGCCGCTTTGGTTGTAGAAGTCCTTGGTGTTTTGATGGGTATAACGAAACTGATTGGTGGAAAGACCAGCGGTTTCGGAATTCTAGCCATGGCAATCGGCATTAAAGTAATTATTTCCTTGCTGGATGACATCATGGAAGTAGATGTTGACCGTGTTATGGATAATATTAATAAGCTTAGCATTGTGATGGGGATGGTAGCCGCGTTACTTCTGGTGTCCAATCTTGGAAACTGGAAGGGGGGAGTTGCGTTACTCACAATGAGCCTGGGACTTACTATACTGCTTGGTGTAGTCAAAATTGCTTCTGCGATGAAAGTCAGCACCATCAATAAAGGTGTATCAGCACTTTGGAAGATGTTTTCGTTTATCGGTGCATTTGAGCTGCTTTGTTTGGCTGCCAAAAATGCGCTTAAAGCAGCCGCCGGAGTTGCGCTTCTATCTGTTGCCATAGGGATGCTTCTAGCCGACATAGTCCTTATTGGTCTGCTTGACGAAAGAACAGTAGATTATGGTATCACAGTTCTTGCTAAACTCATGGGTTTGGTTGACATCATGATGCTTTTTAGTAGTGCTACTGGAAAAGGTAATTGGAAATCAATTGCTGCCTTGGCTGCTGTAATTGCAACTTTGACAGGTTCACTGGTTCTATTGTCTTTCTGCGATCCAGAATCAATTAAACCTGCTACAGCATGCTTATCGGCTTTAATTGGTATGTTTTCCTTAATGGAAGGTACTTCGGCGTTTACGAAAAATGCTTCAACTGGACCTATTGTTACTATGGGAATTGTAGTGGCAGCATTGGGCGGTATTCTTATTGCAATTTCAAAATGGTCTAACCCTGACGCATTGATACCTTCTGCTGAGGCATTGTCATTGCTGATGGCGGCGCTGTCTGTGTCACTTCTCATCATTTCTAATGCAAAATCTGTGTCCACTTCGGCATTGGGAGCATTGGCGGGAATTGCAATTATTACAGGACTTCTCGGTTTGATGCTCGCTGGCCTTTCTCAAATAACCGACCCGAATACGGTTATGCCAGTTACCCTATCGCTGTCCATCATGCTTGCCACATTTGTTGGAACGTTGACTGTTCTTTCTCTGGTTGGGCCGATTGCGAACGGAGCAGTAGCAGGACTGGAAGCACTCGGGATAGTTGTAACTGCTATTACTGCGTTTATCGTGCTTGTGGGCGGTATTAATGAACTTTGCCCGGATCTTGAGACCTTCTTGGATAGCGGGATCACAGTTCTCAACAAAGTTGCGTCTGGAATTGGTCAGTTTGTTGGTAATCTTATTAGCGGCATCGGTATTGGGGTTACTGACGGGCTTCCGGCAATCGGTGAAAACATTAAGGCGTTCACGGATTCTCTTGCTGGGGTCGATAGTAGCTCTGTTGATGCGGCAACATCTATTGCAAGCGTGATCGTGGCGTTGAGTGCATCGTCTGTTCTGGATGGAATCAGCGGTCTTCTTAGCAATCTTACTGGTAACTCGGAAGGTTGGGAAGACAAACTGGCCTCCTTTGGTACGGCGTTTAAATCTTTTGCAGATTCTATAAGCGACATACCGGATGACACAGTTGATAAAGCAAAGACCGTGATTGATATCATGACCCTGCTGATAGAAGTTGCCAATAAGATCCCCAATAGTGGCGGATGGCTTGACAAAATTGTGGGCAATAATGACATCGATACGTTCGGTACCAAGATGGAAAGCTTTGGCGGAAGCATTATTGCGTTTTCCAACGCTATCGAAGGAATTTCTGAAGATTCAGTTGATAATGTTAAAATCGTAAGCGAAGTAATGGTGTACATAACCGACATTGCCAATAATGTTCCCAATAGTGGCGGATGGCTTGGCAAAATTATGGGCAATAATGACATCGATACGTTCGGTACCAAGATGAAAAGCTTTGGCGGAAGCATTATTGCGTTTTCCAATGCTATCGAAGGAATTGACTCTAGTGCTGCGAATCATGCTTATTATGCTTATCGGGTCGCTAGTAATGTGATCGAAGCGGCAAAGTTATTTACCGGTGATGCTAGTGACACATACTTTTTCGATGTTAATTGGGAAATATTCAAAAACAATGCTTCCGGCCTTGGAGATGCCATTACTGCTTTCTGTGATGCGTTTGCCAACTTGAATATGGACGATGTTAACGTTGTAACTGGGATTATCGATGAATTCCAGAACGCTATTAACGTTGTTAACACCACGACATTCCCAAACGGCTCTACGCTTACAAGCTTTACGACATTTAGCGCTGCGTTATCTAAAGTTGCCCCTAATATTGCAAGCTATGTTAATACCATGTCTGGCATCACCGCGACAGGAGTAGCCGCAGCGGTTAGCAATCTTAGTAAATTTGCAGATAGTGCCGAAGTCCTTGCGGGTATCGATTCGGCAACGTTGGACTCGGCTTTTTCTAGTCTGGGTTCCCTTCAGGGGTTGGATTTTACATCGGGGTTACAGAAATCTGACGAACAGCTCTCAAAGGGCATTAACTCTATGATGAACTCCGCCACGAAATCTATCTCCGGTTCCATCTCGAAGATGACAAATGCAATGACCAAGGTCGTTAGTGCTACCGCAAAAGTTGCACAGTCTCAAGCATCGAAGTTCAGCATGATCGGTCTAACCTATGCGATTAAGATGGCTGCTGGCTTGAGCAGCGGACGCTCTAGGGTGTCTACTAATGCTGGAGCAGTTGCCGCTTCTGGTGCCAGCGGAGCAAATGGCTATTACTACAGCTATTATAACGCAGGCGCGTATATGGTGTCCGGGTTTGCAAAAGGAATCAGAGATAATACTTATCTCTCGGTTACTGCATCCAAAGAGATGGCGTTAAAGGCACTGAATGCAGCCAAGGCTATATTGAAGGAACACTCTCCTTCCAGAGCTATGTACCAAGTCGGTGCATACGCCGGAGAGGGATTCGCAAATGGCTTAAGTGCATACTCAAATACTTCTTATATTGTAGGCGGTAATGTAGCCAACCAGGCCATTGAGGCGATGCGGGATGCCGTTTCTTCTGTAAACTCGGTGCTGGCTAGTGATCTCGATGCCACGCCGACGATTAGACCTGTAATGGATTTGAGTGACGTGCAGTCCGGGATGTCCACGATCGGGTCTATCTTTAACAGTTCTACGCTCGGCTCTTATGGCGCCGCCAGAAGTGTTAATCGATTGATGAATTTGAGATCCCAGTATGCGAATAACAATGACATTGTGAATGCTGTGAATGGTCTAAAGAGTGCTCTTGCGGGTTCTTCTGGAGACACTTATCAAATCAATGGTATTACTTACGATGATGGAAGTAATATCAGCGATGCCGTTAAGACGATAGTTCGTGCGGTTACTACTGGAAGGAGGGTGTAATTATGGCTAGACCTAGTAATGTCAAACTACGGTTGGATACGTCCCAGGGCAAAACCATAATTGCATCCTGGACTTGGAGCGCGACACATACTGAATCGTTCATTGTTCAATGGGTATACGCAGACGAGCTTGGCGTGTGGAAGCGGAACACTTACCACAAGTTAGATCCGGTAACGGTATCGGCTAAGTCCTCGATATCCATTGGAACGGTCGTAACATGTCTTTCTGACGGGGCTGCTATATGGAGCAGCAAAGAAAGCTCGGCAACTATTCTTGAAAGAGTCGCTTTCGGTACTGATTTGGAGCTGGTGAATCTTGATTCCGAGTATTGTGTAGTAAAGACGTCCTCCGGCGAAACTGGCTACATTTATTCGAAATACTGTAGCTCCTCCAAAACTCAGTACCAGGCGGCCCCAAGAGAGGCAACACTGAGCATTCCTGATAATGCTGCTCGTGTCTGGGTATTCATTACACCAATCTCAGAAACCTATACCATCAACTCTACCGATGCTGATGGAAACCAACTGAATTCCGCTGAAGTTTTCTATTGGCAGGCTGAGGAATCCACCGGGGTTGGAATCTGGGTTCTTAATTTGCAAGAGCCTCCGACCCCTAGTGCCCCTACGATAACTTTATCTGATGATGGCACGTACCTGACAGCAACCGTAAAAGGAATTGACATCGGAACTGTTTCCACTTCTCCAGATGAACGTCCGCAGGTGTGTTTCATTATTAAACGGGCAACAGCCGAGGGTGTTCCAAGCGATGCATCTAATGCTCAGATTGACCATGGTGTTGTGAATGTGAGTACCGATGGTATTGCTACATTTGTCACCCGTAAAATCGTGGCCGGAGAATCCTATTGCGCGATGGCACGGGTTGGTATTTATCACAATACTGCTCTGGCTTCTAACGGCAACTGGAATGCGTCCAGCTATGAATTATGGTGGGGCGAATGGAGTGAAGCGAGTGAGGCGGTTAAGACCAAACCAGGCTCTTTCTCGCTTGTCAATGTTCGCGCGTCAAGTTCGACCGGGGTTACGATTACTTGGAATGCATCTCCTGGTGCTGAATCCTATGAGATTTACTATACTTCGGGAACCGACGAACTGTCCGGCATGCAAATTCTTCAGAACCCGGATGCTTATTCGTCAAGCCTTTATCAGACTGTTACCGAGATTTCCAAATCCGTCACCCAGTATACTCTTGCTGGTTTAACGACTGGCGCGAGATACTATTTCCGAATGAAGGCCGTCAACGACGCAGGAGAAACGTATTCTTTGCCGGGCAATATCTTACAGGTTGCCATTGGCGAAAAGCCGTCTCCTCCGTCCACTTGGTCGTATTCGTACACTGCGAAGCTCGGAGATATCGTGGATTTGTATTTCTCACACAATAGTGCCGATAATTCAAAATGCTCTAAGTACAAGATCCATTACAGCATTTATTTGTCGGATGGAACGGCAAGTGATGAATACGATTCCATCGTAACGCTTCCGGAAGCCTCGTCTGATGATGACAGTACGATCATTAAGGCTACTCTTGACACTTCTCAGTGGACATCCGACGTTTCCGTGAAATGGAAAGTCGCTACTGCTGGAGTAACGGGTGAGTATAGTGATTGGTCTGTTGAAAGAACGCTGAATGTTTATAAGGTACCGGTCATTGTTACCAGCTTGGTTGCAAATTCCGAGCTTGGTGAGGATGGTGTTACTTATGACATTAAATCGTTCCCGATCAGAATCAACGGGCAAATCGAAGCTGGGCTACAGTATCCGACTGGAGTTCGCTTGACGGTTACCAGCCTCGAAGCGTACACCTCTGTTGATTTCCAAGGACGGCCGATTACTGTACCGGCTAATACCCAGATCTATTCAAAGAGTTATTACAACGACTGGCGTCAATGGCATTTGGCAATGGTCACGATGACTCTTTTGCCCATGCAGATCAGCCTCAAAAACAATGTGCGCTACCGTATCGACATTGTGGCATCCATGAGTTCTGGGCTTACTGCATCACAATCGTACACCATCCACACGGCGTGGGACAGTCAGGAAATGATTCCGGAAGCGAGCATCGGTTACAATAGTGCATTCTATTGTACGTACATACGTCCACGGTGCCGCGATATCAACGGAAATTATTTTAATGATGTTACCATGTCTGTTTATCGCCGTGATTACGATGGCGATTTTGTTGAAGTAGCGGCTGGTGTTTCAAGTGAGCTGAATGCTACCGTTACAGACCCTCATCCTTCTTTGAATTTCGTGTCTTATCGAATCGTAGCCGTTTCGAACGAAACCGGTGAGATTGCGTATGTAGACACTCAGAATTTCAAAGTTGGAGTCCATGCTATCGTCGTCCAGTGGGATGACGAATGGAAGGAGTTTGACGTTGTTGATGGAATGGCCAGTGAACAGCCGTGGATCGGCTCGATGCTAGTTCTTCCATACAACATCGATACATCTGACAGCACATCGCCTGATGCATCGCTGGTTGAATATGCCGGTCGGTCGCATCCGGTTAGCTATTACGGTACACATCAAGGTACTTCTTCCACATGGAATACCGACATCCCCAAACGAGATCTCGATACGCTGTTCCAGATCAGACGGTTGCAGGCCTATCGAGGCGACGTTTATGTTCGAGAACCAACTGGTGTTGGGTATTGGGCTAATATTACCGTTAACTACAACATTAAGCATTGCGAGTTGACGGTCCCGATTACGTTCAATATTAAGCGGGTTGAAACGCCTGCTGCTCGAACCAGTAATACTGAGGACCATGAATTTATCAAGACCGATACAGTTGGTGATCTTCAGAACGTGCTCATGACAATCTAATAAAGGAGGAGTTGATACCAATGCCTGATTGGACAAAATCGATGGCGCAGAGCTTCGAATACTACATTGTAGATCCTGTTACTTGGACGGATGCTCAAAAGATCGATACTGCGGTCAGCTGTACCATATCTCGCGACAGCACGTCCGAAACGCTCGGCTCTGCAAGTTTTGATATCGACTCCTTCTTGGGCGAGTGCTACATTCGCGTGTACCTCACCACAATTCAAAATGGTTTATCTGAGAGGTTCCCTTTGGGGACATTTTTGGTTCAAACCCCGTCGCATGACTATGACTCCAAAGTTCTCACCAGTTCGATCACGGCCTATACACCATTAATTGAACTAAAGGAGAAGTATCACCCAATTGGCTATACGGTGCCTAAGGGTGATAATGTCATGAAGCATGCGTGCGCTCTAACCAAAGAAAATGTAAGGGCTCCTGTTGTCACAACCACACATGATAAAACCCTTACCTACGATTTCACTGCTGGCAATACTGAAACGATGCTGTCGTTCAACAGCAGTTTAATTGCCAATGCAGGATTCCATTACGATTTGGATGAAATGGGGAACATTATGTTCGCGCCAGATCAAACGTTGGACTCCCTGCAACCAAGAGTTGTTTTTCATGATGGAAACAGCTCTATTTTGTACCCCGACGTAAATTTGAGTAGGGACTTCTACGGCATCCCGAATGTTATAGAAGTGGTTTATTCGACAAGTACCGCCACGTATTACTCAAAAGCAGTCAATAACGACCCCGACAGCCCGACCTCTATACAGAACAGAGGACGGGTCATTATGTCGAGGGTTACTGATCCTGATTTGTCAGGAGTTGCAACTCAAGCTATTATTGACGAATATGCGCAGCAGCTGCTGAAGTCAGCTTCGTCGATTACCGGGACGGTTAGTTACTCGCACGGTTATTATCCGATTCGGGTAGGTGACTGTGTTCAGCTTGAGTATCGAAAATTGAAGGAAATTTCTCCGCAGTTGTATCCGATCAAAGCCAGAGTCACCAGTCAAAGCATCTCTTGTACGACTGGTTGTCCGGTTGAGGAGACTGCGGAATTCAGCATAAAGTTTTTGTAAGAGGGGAGTATAGATGGCTCTTTCTAATGCACTGATAAATGAATTGGTGAAAGTCACGTCCCCCAATTCAAAAGAGAATATAGCCGACGTTGTCTACGGGACGGCGAAGGTTGTTGACAATAAAGTCTATGTTGTCCTTGATGGTTCTGAAGTTCAAACACCCGCCGAGACAACCGTAAAGGTGAGTGATGGAGAACGAGTATCTGTTGTCTTCAAGAACCATGTTGCTTTGATTACGGGCAATGCTACCAATAACGCAGTTCGTATTGGCGATTTGAACGAATCAGAGAGCAATGTACGGAAAGAAATCACGGATACTGTAAATGGTATTGTGCTGCGTGTAACGGTTGACGGTGAGGTTTCGACTGAAATCAAAATGGAAGACGGAACGATCAATCTGACCGGCGACGTTATGGCAAAGTACATTAATACCGATGAGTTGTTCACGAGACTTATCACGCTGACCGGCGCACTTCTTGTCAAGACGGCTAATAGTGATATACTCGGAAAACTTGGTGGTATTGAAGGCTACACCGGTAGCGAAACTACTTACGGTATTGGTATGCAGAATTCCGATGCCAGCTGTGAAGTGGTAACTACCAGCTCTGGTTCTAGAATGTCCGCAGGCGGTTATGAGATGGTCGTCACTAAGAACGGTACGGCCGCTATTCGAGCCGACAATTCATCGCTGGTTCTGTATTCATCTAAGACCGGTCCGAATGGATCTGGTGTGTATATCACCGGCGTTATATATCATCGTGATTCAGAAGACGGCGAATGGCTGTCGCTTAATAGAATCTCAGCTTCGCTTGACACTAAGGCTTCTAAGACTGACGTTACAACCCAGATTCAACAGTCTATTGACGATACGTTATCTGCAACAAGTACAAACGCTATTCAGAATAAGGCGGTTAAGCAGGCTATTGATGATGTTAATACCGCGATTGGTACAGTAAATAGTTCGGTCAGTGCGCTAGAGACCTCGCTTGAGACCAAGGCTTCCAAGAATGACGTCAGTGCACTTGAAACATCTCTTGATAGCAAGGCTTCCAAGGCTGACGTTGCAACCCAGATTCAGCAAGCTATCCTGGACAGCTGGGAGGCGTCGTATTGAGAATTCGTTCGAGACACCGTCGCAATCAAAATGGTTTATAAAGGAGGCGTATTGATGGCTACATCTGATGGAAATATCTCCGCACTTTCGACGGCTGTTGATCGTCTGTTCGCTGCGCGAGATGTAATTCGATCAAATTATGTTGAGCTTGGATTGGTGGAAGAAAACGCTGATCTTCAGGAGCTTGCTGAAGCAAGTTACCAGGTTGTACGACTGGCCAAAGTTGATGACGCTTTGTCTGACACCAGTGTAAATGCTATTCAGAACAAGGTGGTTAAGAAAGCCTTTGACGATGTAAATACATCCATCGGTAGTGTAAATAGCTCGATTCGGACTATCAATGGCGCTATTGTAGACATCGATAACTCCATTAGCGAAGTTGAATCCACGCTGGAAACGAAGGCGTCAAAAACGGAAGTGGCGAATCAGATTCAACAGGCTATCTTGAATAGTTGGGAGGCATCGTATTGAGCACACAGGAAACTTATCTGAGCAATATTGCCGACGCTATTCGAGCTAGTGCTGGCAGCTCTGGAACCATCCCGGCAAAGTCGTTTGCAACTAAAATCAGACAGTTGAAACGATATAAATGGTCTGACGGAAGCCTCGTATACTGTGAGCCAAAAGCAATGGAAGCAGTTGCTGTTGCACGGTCGTATTGGATTGCGAGAGCATCTGGCCGGTCGTTTGTTTATTCGGGTGGATCTACTTTTCTCGATGGGGCGGTTCTTAATAATTCTTCTGGAGCAGGCTTGATCGATTGCTCGACATTCATCCACTTGGTTATGAGGGGTATCAGCTACGACAAGAGCCCTTATACCAACCGGAAGGCAAATGCTACATACGCTGCCTCTAATCTGTCTACAAATACAGCGTATACATGGGCGGATGATCGTATGCGGCAATCGGCCACGCTTGGCGGAATGGTTCGCTATGCTGCGGATTTGGCGGCATATTACTGGACTGCGGGAAGGGTATACACGGATGCCTCTTTGCGCAAACCCGGCGATCTCATCTTTCATTCAACAGAGGATAACAATCGGTTTATGTCAATCACCCACGTTTCGATTGTTTCGGAAGATGTCGGTCAGTATTACAACGTGACCAATATAACGAACACCGTCGTAAGAACTGCCTACGCGAATCGAAACGCCGATATTGTCTTCTTCGCTCGACCGGATTACGAACGTATTGCGGACAAGACTTACAGCTTCGATCCGAACTATAACTACCTGGCGTATCCCTGGATTTGTGGTGACAATAGTGTTTATAGTTCTGGAGTTTCTGCAAGGGCCTCCACAAATGGTTTAACTACGACCTGCTCAGGAGCGACTGCTGCGACAACGATTAACCTTGTGTCTTCGAATTACCCTTTGTATATGCCTGCTGGCACCTATAAGTTAAGCGGTACACCAGCTTATCAGGATCGTCGAGCTCGCGTTGATTATTCTTACTGGGGGCTTCGATTGTATCCTTTAGATGGCCGAACGATTACATCGAATGTCATTGGTTATACATCGGCAAGTTATTCCTCAGCACCGACAGCCGCCGCAACTCAAAGTCAGGCGTATGTATGGGAGAAAGGCTACGGCGCTACGTTCTCGATCGACACGCCAATGTCGTTCTATGCGAACATTTACATTTCGAAGACTCCGACATCAGCTGCGTATAACGGAACTGATCTGTGGGTTCCGAAACTTGTCAGAACTGCATGAGGTGATTTTATGAAATTCAAACTGAACAGAGGAAAGAGTATCAAACTCGGGGATAAAGAGATCCCCATTTCTACGACCGATGGCTGGACCGATATTCCGGATGACGAGATTATCGAGGCCCTGTCAAATGCCGGGAAGAAGCACGGCCAGCCTGATTGGATCCAGGAAGACGAGAACGATCCTGGGTATATTAAGCATAGACCTGGGAGTGATCTTATTTATAGCCAAAGTGGGCTGATTGATTTATCCGCTATAGAACCGGGTAAAGCAATCAAAATTTCAAATTGGAACGCATGGCTATATAGTAACTACAAAGATCTGTTTTATGCGGATACTTTGAAAGACGGGCTAGTGGCCGATAAATACGAAGGGCCTTTTTACAAGTGGAAATCGAAGTTCACTTTTGTTTCTACTGGAAAGGATATCGACGTAGGTTCGTATAGTTATTATGTTTACGACAGAATTGAACGTATTGATTCTATTAACTATATGTTCCATATTATTGATACGCTGTATATTGTCGTGGTATTTAATTATTCTGTTCTTCCTTCAGAATATGCCAGTGTAATCAAATCTAATGGATTCTTTGGGTATATGAAGGAGGAAGGATCTAGTTATCCGTCCATGTTTAATAATTGGAATGCTGAAATTATTTTTGGCTATACCAGATCCATGAGTGCTGCTGCTGTGGCGCCCAGTGTGAAAAAATATTTTCAGCGTAAAGAAATCCCGGATACTGCTGATTATTTTTCTACAAAAACAGTTGAGGGCGCGCTTGATCAAATTGGGGAACAGCTCGATAAGTTTTTTGGGTATACTGTCGACGAAAATTCAGCAGCGGATGCGGTCTTGACAAGTAGTAATACAGCAGAAATATCTGGTTTTTATCCGCAGTGCGACAGCACCTACTTAATTGAATTTGGAAATCAAGAAAGATTTCTAATTGGTTCTCCTTACGTGAATGGTTTCCCGTCGGCGCTTGGTTTTTCGTTTTATACGGGTTATAACATCAAATGTACATCGACTGAAGGTGGAGTAGGGCAGTTTAAGTTTCACAGCCCTGCACCAACACTTATGAGTTCTACGGTCGGGGAAATTGCGTTCAAGATCTACAAGGTCACCATGGATTCCGATGGTCAGCGATTTCTGTTTAATCGTTTGGGAATGGTGTTACCTACTGGTATGGAAATAGACTCGGACGATACTAGGTACCCGGTATTTGCCGACGGAAATAATGTATATGCATTAAACCGTAATCTTAAGGTACGTTCATATATTACTACGCCGCTTAACAATATATGTACATTAATGACTGGCGCACAAGTTATATATCTACAAAACGTGCCTAGTTCAGTTACAACGGCAACTGATTATGGAAAGTTAAATCTGACATCGAACGATTATCAAATTACAGTGACATGCACCGCAACCGACTACGGTCATTCGCCTAGTGCAAGTTATCGTATTATCACGGCATCCGGCAGAGTAATCGGTTTATATAACACATTGATTAACGGAAACGTATCTGTATCGGAATATATTCCGTCTTCTGTAACAATTTCCAGTTCCACCGAAGGCTCCTCTAAGAAGTTCAAGATCACGGTTGATGACACCGGTGCTTTGTCGGCGACTGAAGTAACCGATTAATCGTAAAAGGAAGGTTGCCGATGAATAGTATTTTACAGATTGTGATTACGGTAGTATGTTCGGTGCTGGCGTCTTCCGGTTTTTGGGCTTGGATGCAGAGCCGAGAGAATAAGAAAGATGCTAAAACGGACATGCTGAAGGGGCTTGGACATGACCGCATTATGTTCCTTGGGATGAGCTGCATTGACCGAGGGTACATCACGCAGGACGAATACGAGAATCTCTATCAGTATCTCTATCGTCCTTATGAGAAACTCGGTGGAAACGGTTCCGCCAAACGTGTTATGCAGGAAGTGGACAAGCTCCCGATTAAAAAGTGATTGGAGGTGAATCAAATGAAGATCTCTAACAAGACTTACGATATTCTGAAGTGGGTGGCACTTTACCTGCTGCCCGCACTCGGCACCCTGTACTTTGCCATTGCCTCCATTTGGGGGCTCCCGGCTGGTGATAAGGTTGTCGGTACTATTACAGCGCTGGACACTTTCCTTGGCGTCATCCTCGGTATTAGTACATCGCAGTATAAGAAACAGGTTAATGGCCTGTAATCAAAACGGAGCTGCCCGCTAAAGAGGTAGCTCCGAATTTTTTATGAAAGGGGATTGTTATGGCACTTGTGTACGGAGTTGACGTGTCTGAACATAATGGATACGTCGACTGGTGGGCGATGAGAAAAGCCGGTATCACTTTCGCGCTCGTTCGTTCGGGATATGGAACCAGCCATATCGACAAGCAGTTTTACAACAATATGGCAAACGCAATCGCTGCTGGAATGAAAATCGGAATCTATCATTTCAGCTATGCGTTGGATGTTGCTGGCGCAAAGAAAGAAGCCGAGTTCGTTCTGAAGCTCCTGAAGCAATACAAAGACGTTGTAACTCTGCCTGTCTACTTTGACCTGGAGTACGACAGCGTCTCGTATGCCGCTAAGAAGGGCGTCACAATCGGCAAAAATGCTTTCAACAACCACGCGGTTTCTTTCTGCGAAACGATTAAAGCGGGCGGATTTACGCCGGGTGTGTATTATAATCTCGATTACTACCGAAAGATGGTTTCAGAATCTTCTCTCGGCGGGTATTCGCAATGGTTCGCACAGTATTCCAAAACTCCTTCGATCTCCAAGGACAAATACGATCTTTGGCAGAAAAGTTCGTCCTGGACATGCGATGGAAACTCCGGTCGATTTGACTACAATGAAGCCGACGCGAGTTTCCTTTCTGGAACCAAGGACAAATATACCGCTAACACGTGGTATAAAGACAATTACGGCTGGTGGTACGCCGATTCTACCACAACGTACCTCAAGAGTACCTGGAAGCACATCGATGGTGCCTGGTACTACTTCAATGAGAAAGGGTATATTATCATGAACGCATTCAAAGCAGGTGCAGATGGTAAGCTATATTACTGCGGTCCCGATGGCAAGATGCTTACCAATTGCAAGGTAGACATGAAGATTGATGCCGATGGTGTGGTTACTCTCAACAAGGTTTCCGGCACCGGCGATGAGCACGCAAGCGCCTATACCGAAGCAATTGAATGGGCAAAAACCAATGGTGTTTTCCGAGGCGACGGCAAGGGAAACTTTGACTGGCATGCTCCCGCAACACGTGAGCAGATCGCTCAGATTCTTTACAATCTCAATAAGAAGGCGTAGTTAAACGCCGCTCGACGTAGTCTATTTGTACTTTATTTGTACATAGGAAATACTTGACATCTTAAAAAGCACTGATATACTATTGGAATACATGGGAAATAGGAGCTTTCTGAGAATTCATTGAAAATTCCCTGCAATCCCATTGAATTACAGAGTTTGTTATGACCCTGTAAATATTAAATGTATTTCAACTTAATTGCACGTATATCAGTGCTTTTTTAAGATTATTTTTGTGCATAATAACGGTATTTAATCCGTTAAACTTGGTTAAACATGCTTCGATTTGCGCTATTCATACATTATTCGTACCAATGTCGAGTGTATGAATATTTTTTTGTACACGCAAAAAATACAGTGCATATTATGAGAAAACTAGGAGGAATATACCATGAAAAAGCTATTTAATCAGATTTGCACTATATTTGTAGAAGCCTTTAGGAGCATTAAACCTGAAGACCTCAACGGATGCGAGTGTATTCCTGGTGTCATAGCGACACTGGCATACACCAATGAGTAAACTATTTTGAGAGGGAAGGACATTCACGTTCTTTTCTCTTTGTTTTTTACAGCCTATTTTATTTTTTCGATTTCCGCTCGGATTTCTTCAAAAGATCTTTTGGTGTAAACACTTTCAGTTACATCACTGATTTGATGCCCAGCCACTCTTTTAATCGCATAATCGCTCGCTCCAGCATGTTTGGCCATAGTTACAAATTGAACTCGGCAATCATGTGGTTTATGCTCCGGGTTAAGTTCTAGTTTCTTTTTCACCTTGTTCATGTTATAACGATATGCGTTGTAGGTCAACGTTGTAACGTTACCTCTAACAATATTGTAGAACAAATACTCTGAACCGACCTCAACGGCACGATCATACCAACGTTGCACGTATGGTCGAATTCGAGTATGAACGGGTATCAGTCGATGCTTCCCCGAAGCGGTCTTTAATCCGCCAATGATTATCCAGTTCTCCATATCAATGTTGACTAACTTGATAAGCCCCAATTCTTGTGGCCGCATGCCTAAATAGCAATTTATTAGCATGATGTCGACGTAGGGGACTTTATCAATGTTTTCCCAAAGGGTGCTCATTTCGTCATCGCTGAAACATATATGCTTTCCTTCACTGATATTATCGAGATCTGGGGGAGCTTCGTCGGGAGTGTCCTCAGCTTTTATTTGGATATGCTTCGCAAAATTTTGTGTAGCAATTCCGTCAACTATAGCCGTTTCAAACATTTGTGACAGTAACGTTTTTATTCGTTTTTTTACATTGATGGTCGCTTCGACTGTTTTACCGCGATATACAACTGATGAATTTTTTAATATATTTTCAACGTCGACCATGGTTATGTCTTTTACCTTTATGTTATGCAAGGGGGTACAGTATTTCCAGGTTGATGTAAGTAACGTCTGTGCACCATCGCATTTTACAAGGTTAATTTGACGTGTCTTCCATTGGTTAAAATATTCGTCCATTGTAATATTGTTTTTGACGGCATGCGGTTTCTGATGATATTCGATCAGAGCGCTATATGCTTCGTTATATGTGTTGAAGTAACCATTTGGTTTCAACAACTTACAAATAGGTCGACCGGCTTCATCTTTACCGATTGTGACCATCGCTCTAAATGGCTTTCTAAGATTACGGCCCTTCAATTCAGTTATTTGTCCAAAACCGTTTGGTAAACGCCTCCTTCGATTTGAATTTTTAGTTGTGATCTTTTTGGGTTCAAACGGGTACCCACAATGTGGGCAAAATACGGCCTTGCTGCTAACATTTAAGTCACATTCAGGACATTTTGTCAGCAATAATATCACCTCCTTTCGATATTTTCGCATATCGTGTATAAATAGTCAACCCCTATATTTGAACCCAGAAAAATCCCGGGGTGGAAATTTCGGAAACGGTTTCCAAAAACAGTACGGGGGTGACGAAAGTCTATGCTAGATTAAATACACCAAAAACAGGAGGTGTATAAAGCATGGACGATCAAGTATTTGGAGCCGGTTCTGTACCGGTTGCAACCGCCGCTAAGGTTTACGGTAAAGATCCAGCATGGGTTAGAGCCGGAATCATTTGCGGATGGCTGCGGATCGGACGAGCAACGCGAAAGGGGAAACTAGTCACTCGGTTGGAAGAAATGGACAGCCGTTTAGGACGCATCAATTTTTATATTTCGCCTAAACTATTGTACGATGACACCGGTTATGTATGGAGGGGGCGAGGGAATGGCGACTAAGATCAGAGCTGAAATTACTCAGAATAATCCTTATTGGATCGAAAAGCATCGGTATTATGAACTAAAGCACTTTTGCCTCCAGTATCCTATTTGGAAGAAGGCATATGGAGCTATCGACGGCTTTAGTAAGCAGCCCATTGACATATTCAAAGTAAAAAGCAGCTCTTTGTCAAATCCAACAGAAGAATGTGCCATTGCAAAAGAGCAATATGGGTATCTCATGGGTATGGTAGAAGAAGCAGCCAATGATACCGACCCGGTTATTGGTAAGTACATTCTGGATGGTGTCATTTACGGTTTGTCGTATGACAAACTTAACGCAAGATATGGTGTTCCATGCTGTAAGGATGTTTATTATTCTCTTTACCGGAAATTTTTCTATATATTGAACAAATATAGAATGTAAATGTATTACTTTGGTTCTTGCATTTTGTTGCTGAGTTGCGTATACTGTAGCCACTAATTTTATAGGAGGTTACATTGCATGGGCAAAAAGATTACTGAGACTGAGTACCGCTGCGTTAGATGTGGAAAGACTATGTTACGGGTAGACGACACGGTTTTCTGTGAGGACTGCGATATATCGTTCCAGCTTGAAAGGTACTTAGAGATGCAAGAGGTTCTTATGGAAGCGGGGGATAATAAATGAAGACGGCGATATCGTAGACCAAGAAGATTACGCTACTATTTACTCCGATAAACCCTCTGACGATCGACCGCATTACTGTCAAATTTGTGACGGTCCATACCCAAACTGCACAACATCTTGCAACTTATTTGATGATTAATCCATAAGAAAAGCCTGCGCTGCGTTTGTAGCGTGGGCTTTTTTCTGTTTTAGGAGGGGTTATGCGTTACCATTACAATAAGCCATCCTTATATACTCCGGTCTATGGCGAAACATATAAATGCAATCATCCGGTGTATACCAGCTGTACATTATTTCGAGATGGGCTGTTAGGATTGGCCATCATTCAACAGCGATTCGATCCGGAAAGGAAAAGAACATACTGGACAGAGTTGGACGACTGGCTTCCAAACGAATTATATTTGAATTCCGGATTCTCGCATTACTTTGATGAGCGAAAAGGGGAACCGTTGAACGGGCTTTATCCAACCGTTACTTTACGACAAGCGATGTGGGCGCTGAAAATGAAACCATTGAGAAAAGAACGATGGGAAACAGTCTTTGATCGGCGCTTTATTTAATCGCAAAAATTTCCATTCCTATTATGAGAAAACTATATTTTTAGGAGGAATAATTATGAAAACAACATTTAAGGGTATCGTATACACACTTTCGTGGTATGTGATGACAATGGGAATTTCAACAATCCTGAGCGGTTTTGACTGCAACGGAAAGCTGACTAAGCTCATTGTCGCCGCGTTCACGGTGGCAGCGTTTACATTTGCCAGTAAGATGAACAATTTCGTTATTACTACCGAAAAGAAGTTGAGCAATGAGGAAACTCAAGAGGAGGAGCCCTAACAAGGGCTCTTTTCTTTTCGCAAATATTACTTGCCATATTATGGAGAAATCCAACAAACTATATTTTTAGGAGGAATTATTATGGCAAAAAAAATCTATGTTTATGGACTGGCAGGTCCGAGTGAACAGTATCGAGCGATTTGGTATGAACGCATGGACGTCGAGAATTTTGACATTCAGTGGCTCAGAGCACTTGCTACTCAGATGGCGTATAGTAATCCGAGCATCAAAGAAATCTGGGCTCTGAGTGCAAGACCTGGACTCCGGCAGGATTACCTGAAATCGGCGAAGCATAGTTCGATTGAGAACTGTCTGATATTCAAAGATATTTGCGAACGATATGGTATTCCGGTTCCGTTTGCAAGATTTCACGAGATCGAAGTTACTAAGAAGTAACGATCGGGCAGGAGTTAATGGAAACATTGGCTCTTGCCTTTTGCTTTTTGAAAGGAGGTATTACGCTATGTATGTTGTACTATTGTGTATTTGTTTTCTTGGCATTGGTGTATCCTTGGGTATGCTGCTGCGAGATCATCAAAATGAGAAGCATGTTATCGGAAATCTTCGGGTGGATAGCAGTACCGGAGAACCGTATATGTTCCTCGAAGTGAATAATGATGTCGGAGGAATAAAAGGTGTCATAGCGCAGAAATGGGTGATCCTTAAAGTTAGCTTAGAAGATTACCAGCATGTTTGAAAGGAGAAATTTATATGGCAAGCATACTTTTATACCTTGGGGAAATGGACTGTATTGGCGATCTTATCGACAGAGTAGGTGAAGACGCTGCGTATAAAGCTTGGCGTGGTAAGCTTAACTACTTCAAGAATCTAGCGGACGGTTCGATTTTTGGTGTAAGTGATTACGAGGCAGATAGTATCTTTGAAAAATACGAGGTGTATTGACCGTCGAGATTCAGGAGACTCTGTTACAAATCTCCTGAATCTTTCTGTTCGCATATTTTTCAGTCCCTTATATGGATAAAACTACATACTTGAAAGGAGAATAACTATGAACGAATACAATCAGGAGTTGATGGATAAGGTTCTTCAGCAGAAGCTTGAAAAAGCCTTGGAGGAGCCCGAGAATGTAGAGGCGTTTAAGGACGCCATGACCGCAGTAGACAAATCCACTGAGGTTTGCAAAACTGTCGAAGCGGCAGATGAGGAAAAGAAGAACCGTATTCGGCAGATTGCAATCGACATTGGAAAGACTCTGCTGGTCGGCGTGGTTGTACCGGTTGGCCTTGAGATTCTCAAAATGGCGAACCACCAGAGGATGGTTGAGGAGATCAATGACTTTGAGAAGGACAACACTTATACTGGCACACCTGGTAGAAGTCTTAGCGGACTTTTTAAGTGGTGAATCCGATGAGGGCTGGAGCAATCTGGCCCTCTTTTCTTTTCGCAAAAAATACGATGCCTTATATGAGAAACTTTAAGGAGGTAGATCGAATGACTATGATCGGCATCATTTGTATTATTATTGGGGTGATGTGCATCATCAAAGATCGAGACAACACAAAGTAAATTGAAAGAGAGAATCCGAACACAACGGGTTTTCTCTTTTGCTTTACCGCAATTTATTCAGGCACTATTATGAGTAAACTCAAAATATTTTTAGGAGGAATTATTATGAATGAATACAAAGAGCACATTGCAATTGACGTAAGGGAATGTAAAAAAATATATTGGGAGAGACGCTTTTTGGAATTTCGTCATAGAGTGGCTGAGAAGTGCCATGACACGGCAAACTTTATTCGTGAGAACAAAGAGATCCTTGTGATCGCTGTTCCAGCGGCGTTTGGTGCGGTAAAGAGTATCACAAAATACACAACTACCAAATCCAGACTTCACAAGGAGCAAGATCTTAAGAATCTCTATGCTTACGACTATAGCACCGGTCATTACTGGCATCTTAAGCGACCTTTGACGAATTCGGAATGGAGAAGCGTCGAAACCATGAAGAAAACCGGCATGTCAATGGGAGATATTTTCGCCTCGATGAGAGTATTGAAATGAGTTTGGCTGAGAGTCTATGGAAACATGGGCTCTTGGCTTTTTATATTTTTGAAAGGAGATTGTGATGGACACTTTGAAGATTGAAAGTAAGTTTATGCGTAAAGTAGCAAGTAATGCTATCACAAAAGCTGCTGAACGTAAATTCGACAAGAGTATTGGGATCGACATTCATGAACTCGAAATAACTCACGACGAGAATGGAGCGAAAATCAGTTTCAGCGGGGAAGCTTCTATTTCCGAAACAGACCTGAGGGCGTTGCTGGTCGGACTGCTTTAATTTGCGCAAAAATTTCCATTCCTATTATGAGAAAACATTTTAGGAGGAACTAATTATGATTACACTTACCATTATTTTGACGACGATTATTACGTTGGGGATTATTGTAGGATCGATTCTTCTCGCGGGAGGAATTGGATTCTTGACATTATTCGGCGATGTATTTGTCGCTATCGTTATTATTGTGGCAACCGTGAAAGTAATTCGTTATTTCAAACATCGTTAATCAAAGAGGAGGCATTCTACGGAGTGTCTTCTCTTTTTTATTTTTAAGGAGGTATCCACATGAAAAACAAAAAGGGAGTGGCTGCGGCTGCTCTGGCTCTAATTGGGGCAATTGGAGTCGGAATTACCGCAGTTATGACAGCAAAAGCTACTTTGCCTGCTGTTAAAGCAATTGAAGCAGCTGAAAAAAAGAAAGGTGAGGAACTGACAAAAGCTGAAACCGTAATTGCCGCGGCTCCGGTTTATGCTAAGGCTGTTGGAGCTGGAATCACTACAGTTGCATGTATTATCGGCAGTACAGTTATAAGTCACAAGGCTCAGGCATCGCTTGTCGGGGCTTATGCTTGCCTGGATCGTCTTCACAAAGATTATCGAGGCAAGGTTAGAGAGCTTTTTGGCGATGTAGCAGATCAACAGGTAATGACTTCCATTTCACCCGAAGAAACAAAGCGGGTTATTCTAACAGCTGAATGCCTTTGCGAGAATTGCTGTCTGTCGGACGAGGAACCGGGTGCAAAAGTTCTGTTTTATGACACATTAACAGAACGATACTTTGAAAGCACAGTAGAACAGGTAATTTGTGCCGAGTACCATTTGAACAGGAATTATGCTCTTGGCGGAAATGTATCAGTGCTTGAATGGCTTGAGTTCCTTGGCCTGGAACCCGAAGAAGGAGATGTTGATGCGGCCAAAGCTGATAGCGAAGTCTGGAATGTCGAAGACAACGAGGGGCTTTACTGGATCGACTTCAACCACCGAAAAGTACGTATGGATGACGGGCTCGAATGCTATATTATCGAAACCCCGTTTGGCCCTAATGCTGACATGTATGAGTTGAGTGCTGTGAAAAATCAGGACTACAACTATGCTGTAAACAAATAATAGGAGGGATAAATTATGAAGATCAATTGGAATATTGCCGGTCTGGTTCTCGGCCTGATTGGGCTCGGCCTTTCGGTACTTCAGAGCACGGTCGAGGAAAAGCAGCTTCAGGAGGAGCTCGACGCCCGCGATCAGAGACTTCTCGAAGAAATTAATAAAACTAGATAAGAAATGAGGAGAAATCATTATGCGTATTAAAGTAAAAGGCTTGGATAAGAGCCTTTCCAAACTTGGCCGCGCTCTTGGCAAGAACGGTTCTAAGATCCTGATTGCCATGGGTATTGCTGGGTTTACAGCCGCCGTTGGTATGGCGATTACGGCGACCCCGAAAGCTTCGATGGAGATTGAAGAAGAAAAATACAACACCAACAAAGAAAAGTTGACACCGGCCGAAACCGTGAAAGTGGCATGGAAACATTATATTCCGACTGCCATCACAATGGCGATGTCTACAGCGTGCATTATCGGCGGGTCTAAGTTGGATTCCAAGCAGAGCGCTGCTTTGGCCACTGCGTATACAGTCGCAAGTCAGACGTTGAGCGATTATAAAGAAAAACTCCCCGAAATCATTGAGGAAGAAAAAGCCGACGAAGTCGAGAAAGCAGTTACTCAGGCCCAAATTAGCAGAGCCCCTGCTATTTCGGATGAGCGAACCCCGACTTCACCTGAGGAGCTTCCAATCTATGACCAATGGTCTGGTCGGGTATTCTGGGTCACCTTAAATGAGCTCGATCGTGCTATCAACGCTATCAATAAAAATATGCTTACTGAAGGCACAACGAACCTCTCCGACTTGTATTACGAGCTCGGAAAAAGCGAAACCAAGACATCTGATGATTTGGGATGGAGCATGTACAAAGACGGTCTTGTCGAGCTGATTAAAAATGACAGCGGTGTAATGGATGACGGGCGACCTTGCCTATTGCTTTCTTTCTCACGGCCGCCGCATTATGACTACTGGCGGTGAGCCGCAAAAAATTCAAGTCATATTATGAGAGAAATCTCAATAATTTATATTTTTAGGAGGATTATTATTATGGAAGAAACTATCATGAATCAGGACGAGATCGTGGAGGAGACCGCTATGGTCCCTATCACGG